ATCAAGTATTCGCTCTCTTTGTTCGTTTGTAGCCCCAAAAGTTGTTAAGGCATCACTTCCTAAGGTAGAAGCAAGCTCTGTAATGATGCCCCCCATTTCATCAGTCAACGAGCTTAAGCTTTCACCTGTATTTTTTATAAATGTATCATACGCTGTTTTTGTCTCATCACTCAATGGAGGTACTTCTACTTCAAACGCCTCTTTTAAAGCTGTATTCGTTTCAGTTATAAAATTATCTAAACTAGTTTTTGTTTCTTCTGGTATTGCAAAAGAAAATGCGCTTACAAGACCTAATGCTATATTCTTGAAAAAATTCATTACTGGATTTACAAAAAGCCTAACAAAAAACGATAAAAGCTTTCTGAATGAAGCATTTGCATCTTCAATAATTAGTTGGTATGCAAAGTCAAATGTTTCAACTGCCACATCAAAGATTGTGCCAAAAGTTTTTATGACAGTTCTTAATAGTGCGGTGAAAACCTTCGGCCCACCTGTAGTAATGTACGTAAACACTTTCTCAAGAGAGGCTATTGGATCTTCAAGAAGTCTTTTAGCAAAATTTACAACGATATCTTTTATTAGGGTAAACCCATCAGCCATAATTTCCATAAATACTGGTATCATGGAAAAAGCCGCAGGGATTCTATCAGATAAAATGTGAACTATAAACTCAATAGCAGTTTTTATAGGTTCAGTAAACTTTACCTGTTCATTTAACTTCCCAACCATCGCTTTAATAGCGTTGTCAACATTTGTGACAAGAGAGCCAATGGTAGGCTCCATCAAATCAAATTCCTGTCTGATAACACTGCTTTGACTTTGCAAAGCTCCTACTAATTTTTCAGTAGTAAGACCTCCTTCTGCCGCAATCTCTCTTATTTTCCCAAAAGGCACTCCAAGTCCATCAGCTATTGCCCTTGCCAATCTTGGAGCTTGCTCTAAAACAGATCTAAGCTCATCGCCTCTTAAGGTTCCCGAAGCCAATGCTTGTCCAAGCTGTATAACGGAGTTTTGCATTTCCATTGAGGAAGTGCCAGAAACTTGAAAGGCTTTTGATATCGTCTCTGTTAGACCTAATAAATCATCTTGCTCAAGATTCAACTCTTGAGTAGACATCGCCAATCTTCCGTATAGCGAACTTATACCTTCTATTGGCGATCTTGAAGCTTGAGAAAGCCTAAATAATTTTTCTTGAGTACCTGCTAAACTTTCTCCTTCCGCTCCCACAACTTTTAACCTGTTTGCTGTAGTAAGCCAAGCATCGGCATAATTAACTATTTTACCTGCAACCAACCCTGCCAACAATCCAGCCACAGCAGTTTTAAGCCCTCCAAAAGCCCCCACTGATAACCCAGTAGCTGTCGTCATTTGAGTTATCTTCCCAGCGGCACGAGTAGCCGAATTGCCAATACCATTTATAGGTGCAATTGCTACTGACCCGATTTGAGATATAGCTTTAGAAGTGTTTCGTGCGGCTCTCTGTACGTTTTGGAATCCTCTTTGGATAGAAGAAAAATATCTACTAAAGGTTTTTTGTGTTTGCGTAGCTACATTAGATATTTCCTTTACGGAAGTTTTTACAAGCTTCGCAGAATTCTTCACCTTATCAAGAGGCGTTAGCTTAGAAAAGGCTTGGAACTCTTTTTTGAGGTTAGCTACAGAGGCTTTGATGCTTCTTAATTGCGGAGAGGCTGAATCTTTAAGAAGCACATCAAACTTGAGTTGCTGTCCCCCAAATATTTTGTCTTCTTTTTTTGGTGTATTGAAATTCAATTAAATATCTCCACTTTCATACTTTGAGAAAGGCTGTTTGGATACCTTACTTTGAATACTTTTTCTTCATTTCTTCTCTTTGCCGATTACTTTCTTGCTCTCTTTGCCGCTCTTCTTCTAAACCTTTATTCATTATATGAAATTCATTGTGGATAATTTTGAATGCTTCCATTATCCAATTTTGCTGATCGACTACAGCACCTTCTTCTGGAAGCCCGACTCTCCTAATGTCAGCAGTGGACATTCCAGAAACTGCTATATGGCAAAGCCAAAAAAGATCAATAACAGACCATATTTTTTCACTAACAGATAAAGTGAGGCATTCCCATGCATACATAGGCAATCCATTTTCATCATTACCTAACTTATGAGGAGGAAACTCACTTTTTCTTCTTTCTTCGGAAATATATTTACCTAAACAATTGCGTTCTTCTTGCAAGCCCTCCGATTTGCAAGAACGGCAATTATACCTTAATCCTAAACTGCTTCCTCTGAGGGCGTTTCTGAGTTTTTTGACTCTTCCTCTGTCACGCTTGCTTGTCCCATAACATGAGTAAATATTTCATTTAGTAAGTCAAACTCATTCGCAGTAAACACCTCAATAATTTTTTGAGGCTCAGTTACTACTTCATCGTCTATGGTTACATTACCCCAATCAAACGTGTACTCCGTAAGCACTTGACTTATTACGCTCCAATAATTTGTAAAGTCTTCGCTTGTGGTGTTTCCTTCTTCTATTGATTGGCGTTCGTTCTCATTGAGAAGAGACTGTATTTTAAATACGTCTTTTACCTTAAGAGGCTTGTAATTAATTACTATCCTCTCGTTTTCTGGCAACTTGTCATTGTCATTCCAAGTAGGTATAAATACTGAAGGCTTGCTACTAAAATTCAGGGGCATGATAATCTTCCAATAATTTAGAGGGGTTTCTATATCTAAAAGAGTAGAGAGGGATAAATCCCTCTCTACTCGAAAATATTAATACTATCCCCAACTTTTACGAGCTTGGGCTTGAGATTTTTTACTTAAATCTCCATAATGATATAACCTTTCACTACTATCACTATGCGTTTTACCACTATGTAATTGTCCGTTTGGCATTTTGTGTGTACCGCCTTTATACTCTTTACCACTTTTTGTGTAATGCTTTACACCTTTAGCCATTTTATTTCCTTTTATTAAGTATTACAATAATCGAACTTTAATAGAGTCATTGCCGTTTGTTCCTAAAGCTACTCCCGTCATGCTAACACGAACCATTTCTTGCTCTGGCACATCAAGAGAAGTGAAGTCAAATTCGCTATTAGCCATTTCGATCTTCATCGTGTTATTTGGCGCATCGCCAATATTCACTTGAATATTTTGAGCGGTTTTTGTTACCATATTTCCAAGAAGAGTCCCTAGCTCATCTTTCTTTACTAGAAAGTCCAATGAGAAAGTTACGGTTCTCCTATCCATCCGCATCACGCGAGTTGCAGAATCAAATCCTACTTCTTCATTAAGCAAGCCTCTGTTGTCTTCGATTGAAATTGTTCCACCTAAGTGATCAATCTCAGAAGTAGAGCCATCCAAAGACAGGAAACCTACCCGTGCATGTAGCGGAGATCCGCTTGTGCTTTCAGTAGGATTGTAAGCCATTACAGCTACACCAGATGAGTGCGTAGCGTCAAGGGTTTCTCCAAAAGTTAAAACGCCAGTTGTGTAGTTTACAGTATCTACAACAATGCCGTTTCCTCCACCAGTGTCTGCATCAATTGCGCCAGATGCTCCAATCTTGAAAACGCTTCCCACTGTAAACTGCTTGGGATTCGTTACTCTAAAAGACCCTGCTCCTGTTGCAATTGAAGTGTACCCAGAACCAATGCTTGAGTTACCAGTAAAACCATAATCCTTGCCCTGTCCAGAGTATGTTATTTGAGCAAGTCCATTGTTCCCGTTTGCGCCCCAAGCGATCTCTGCACCGTTTACAATTGCTCCACGGACTACTTCGCCAAGTTCAGCAACTCCTTGTCCTCCACCAGTTCTGATGCCACGACGAATGGTCAGTGAAGACGTATGTGCAGTCGCTAACGTATACTCAATGTTTGTAGCGTTTACAGTCTTATGCCCAAATAAATTTGTCCATAAGAAGTCGTCGTCTGGTTCTGTTGTCACACTGCCGCTAGGAAGGATCAGCTTTGTGATTTCAAACTCAGAAGACTTGCGGCCTTGATATCTTTCAAGGTGGTCTGCACTGCCCGATCTGTCGGGACGATACTCTCTCTCTTCCGCGCCATTCAGACTCTCAGAAATGGTTCGCATAGCATTGTTGCCGTTTATTCTTTGAGCATCTCCGTACGTTCCTTCTTGCTCAACATATACGACAGTCTGACTACCGGGAAACAATTCATTCGCTCCCCCAAGTAGGATATCCTCTCTACTCATTTTCCTTATTCTCCTTTTTTGATTCCTTCTTAGAGGAAGAAGATGAAGACTTTTTAGGTGGGGGATTACTAACCACTTCTTGAAAAAGCTTGTTTGGCTTTGAAGTTGCCGTGATTACGTCACCATTTCTTACAGCAATAGATCCATAACGAAAAACTCCATCACCTTTATATACATACTTAGGCATATGCCCTCCTAGTTAGTTTTCTTTGGACTCACATGACCAGATGTCTTAACTGTATCGTTCCCTCTTGTTACAGTCACATTGTTTTCTTCAACTTCTACTTTCATCGGTGCTTCTTCTCTGTCAAGCTTATCAAGCTTTTCTATCAACTCCCTTATAACAGCAAATTCTGGCTTTTCTTCTTTTTCTGTAGCACCTGCTATTGAGGCAAGCATTGAGATTAATGCTGTCAACGAAGAGCCTAAAAGACCCATTACAGCGGCTATTTTACTCTCATCTAAATATAAGCTTGCTCCTACACCAATCACTAATATAATGGTAATATAGATAAGTCCGTGCTTGCCAATGGCTTTCCCTGCGACATCCTTTGCACTTGACCCTGCTTCTAATCTACTAAGCTCTGCTCTAATTTCTTCCTTATACATTCGTAAAGAAGAAATTTTTTTCCTTATAGAGTCTTTATTTTCTTCTGTAGGCATATGCACCTCACGTTGAGGAAGGAAGTTTGTTTACTTTATTCCATCGTCTCGACTCGGATAGAAAGCTGTCCCTCTTGCAAGTAAAAAGTATTGCTATCATCTCCAACTAAAGGTGAGTATTCTTTACTCAAGCATATTACATCATTCACTGCGTTATTAAGTGTAATATTTTCTAGCAATACTTCTTCTATACCTCTAATAGTCCTCATAGTTCTTCGCTTTAAGAACTCTTCGTCTTCGCCCCTACTTATCAATGCAATTGCAATGGTAAGTTCGTGATGCTCTATCCCATATCTGCTTTGCCCGTCAAATGGATTTAAGTCTGTCCCTTCAGCTATAATAACGAGCATTGGATAACCGGGAGGATTTAATTTCTCAGATACAAACATGAACTCATTTGGGATATCTTCTAATACGATCCCATCATTATACTCCGCATCTAATTCATTGAGCTTTGCAGGTAAGTTGCCTTGCAAAAAAGCTATCAATGTATCTGCTACCCATGATATATCTCTTTTCCCTGCCAATTTACTTTAGCCTCTCAAACTTAAGCCCACGACTAGAAACTATATGCCGAACAATTAAGCTCCCCCACTTTTTTTCTCTCGCTTTAGTATACCTTAATAAGCTTCTTTTAGGCATTTGAGAGGTGCCTTCGTGATGCCATTTTGCATAGGGAACTGAAGTACCCAAACTTATGCTTTTTTTGTTGTATATAGCAACAAACTCTGGATCTTTCACATTAGTCAAAGACCCCATTAATCTGCCAGTATCTTGCAGTATCTTTGTCTTGGCTCTGCCCTTCTTCTTGGCTAAAGTACTAGGTCTTAGATCTGCCCAACGCTGAAATCCGCTTATAGCACCCCTTTTTTTGAACATAGTCCCTTGCGAAACGGCAAAGTCTTGTGCTATCGCTTCAAAAGCAGGTCTGAAGTCAAGGAGTCTTTTTTGTATTATGCCAAGCCTGTCAGTCGCTTTTTTGGCATCTATCTTAACAGATACATCACCCATTAATAATCTTGCTTTCTGTTGAAGACGGGATCTAGCTCATTCAAATTAGAATCAACGTAAAATCTTGAATCTGGCTGTAACTCGTTCTCTCGCAACTGGAAAGCACCTTCTCTTTCAGCGTCTGGCAACTCTATTTTGCCAGAACTGAAATCTTTCCAAAGAAGCTTCTGTTGCTCATATAGCATAACAGATTGCTGAGACACCTGTGAATTGCCGCCTCTTAAAGCCATGTCTATGCTAGCGGCTGAATTCATTGCATTTATCTTGCCTAATATGGCAACAGAGGTGGCATTAGTAGAGGGGATGGGTACAACATATCCCATCTCTTTCAGCATACCGTTCATTAGATCGTAGTTGTCTCTAATATGGACAGTGAGGGCTTGTTTCTTTGAAGGGCGAGTAGTTGAATTAAGCGTAACCCACGGTATATACGCTTCTACTCTCTCAAAAGTAGCGTAGCAATCAACACTTATCTCTAAGTCTAAGGTTGCGTTGCGAGACATTTATCCCTCTTTGAAGTAAATGTTAGCTCCAACAATTCCACGATGCAACCAACCAGAATCAATTAAATCATCTCTGCTTTTATCGCTTATAAAAACATTGAGCTTACCTTTAGAAGCAGTAATCTTCTTTTTTGATCCAGTTATAATATTTACTGGCTTATCTGGACTTTGAAGAGCTATTTGCTGAACTGTTTCTGCGGCTACTCCCAATGACCCTAAATCAACATCTGCCATCACGATTCTCCTTTTCTTTATATAGTTATTTTCGGAGGTAAATAAATTTCTACGGATATAGAGTAACAAAAAAATAGAGGGTAGCATACCCCTCTATTAATCAAGCAAGCTAAGTTTACATAATACCACTCAAGTAAAATTTACATGCATTGGTATATCTTTATTAGGGGGATCAATTTCGCTTTCTATGAATGAATTAGTGTTTTTAATAATGTCGGTAAATTGGCATCTTTCACATGAAGAAGCTTTAAAATTACTCATGTTTTCTTTTTTGCTCTGAGAGTCTAATAACTCTTTGTACCTCATATTCCTTAATGACCCTACTAATCCATGATAATTATAAGCATATACACAGCAACGATATAAATTGAGATCGCCCCCTATGTACTGAGTGAAGTGCTGATAAGAGCAAAATTCAAAAGTAGGGTTTCCTTTATCTAACTCATCATATTTTTCAGATACTCTATTTATAACGGTATACGATCTATCAGAAAAATCCTCCACTGCTTTAATAGCTAAATAGCTCATATCGTATCTAAAATCTTCATAAGGCTTTGCTCCATCGGGACTAAACATTAGCCCTAACCTTACATTATCAAATCCCCAATCTTTATATATGCCTGTTGCTTTATGTATTCCTTTCCAATTTCTGTCTGTTACTACATAACCTGCACCTAATACTGTTTCACTTTTTAGATTATTTAAATCTTCTCTTAAAAGCCTAACACCTTTTTCTAAATTATCCCAAGCTTTTAGCCCTACTCTTCTTTCCTCTGAATAATAATGCCTATCTGCGGCATCTATCGACACTCTTAACCATACTAATCTTACTGCTACTTCTCTGTGTCGTTTTTTGGATAACATGCTTCCGTTTGTGACAAGACCGACATCAAAACCTAAATCAAGAGCATACTCTACTATTTCTATAAAATTTGGATGTATAGTTGGCTCTCCACCACCTGTAAATTGAATAGCTTTTACATTCATCTCCTTACAGTCATCTAATATCTCAAAGCACTTTTCTTTATTTATCATTCTATTAGGGTTTCTTGCTTTTCTGCTTTGCCCCTCTTCTATTTGAAACAACTCATTAGAAGAATATCCAGACATTCTATAAGCACAAAACCCACAATCGTGATTGCAATAATCTGAGATAATAATTTCTACGTGAACAGGATAAGGCTGTTCACCTTTTCTAAGAGTTTCTATGTTTTCTTTATGATATATTGGCTTAAGTGTAGAGTAAACATTATTGTTATTCAATTAAAAAACCTTTTTGTATAGTTTGTCACAATTCCATCTATATACATTTCATCTGTAGAGGAATGTGAAAAAATGTAGGGGAGTCCATTTGCCGCAAGTAAAGCTTCTCCCAATACTTGATCTATACACCACTTGTTTACGCAAGGCATTTCTACAAATGCCGTTGCCATATCTTTCCTAATGATAAAAAAATCAGATGGGAAATCACTGTTTGTTAAATCTTGTACTCTTCCACCTCTTATTCCATGTTTTACTTGAATGTCAGTTTTGTCCGAGCTAATGCACTCTTTACCTTCTTTTTTACAACAAGCTATGTCACAATCGTAAGACTTCATTGTGCTTATTAAATCTCTTACCCCTTTATCAGAAAACATTAAGGTGTCATCCGTTAATACAACGCAGTGAGTTATATCTTCTAATTCCGATGCTTTTTTGAAGAGTATTGTAAAGTCTCTTATTTTCCTTCTTGTTATTGCCTCTTCATAAAGGTAGCTGTCTGAAAGATTAGGCAAAATATGATAGTCAAAAGAAATCTTTTTATTGTTGAAGTATGTATCTAAATATTTATTCGGATCTGAAGCTCCTTGTATTATCCCAACATGCTTAATATATCTTTGAGATATATTAGACACCGTTCTTGTTAGTGTCTGATCGTAGCCATCTGTTGATATCAATAAGGCTATTTTCATATTACTGATCACTTGGGAAGGGCTGTTTGTTTACCTTGTTCAATTTCTTGTAGGCACTTTGTTGCTTCATCTAAATTTTCACATGTCTCAACTACTCTACTGGCATTCTTAACATCAACAATACAATACTTAATACGATACCTGTTTATAAAAGGGAAAACAATATCATCTCCGCTACTCCACTTTTTTCTTGCTTGTTGAGGTGTGTTTTCTTTTTTCAAAACGAAATCCCCAAAAAGTTTAGTAAATGAGTGGCAACATATTTTGTACTATAGAATACAATCCAAAATAAAAACACTATAGTCCAAACACCTAAAAGTTTACCTATAATTCCCGCTCCCCTATTTTCGTTCTTTTGCTTTGATCCATCCATATTGTAAACTTCACCCATACTATTTTATCACCTCTAAAGTATAGTGAGCATTTTTTGTATTAGGATCGTAATTGTATGAAACATTAAAGCATCCCTTTATGCCATACATTGGGCCTCTATCAATTATATAATTGTCTTCAAAGGTAGAGTCTTCTGATTTTTTCCACATGTCAAAACTATGCTCATCCCAATCTTTCTTTTTATGCGTAAAGTCTTTACCGCAGTTTGGAGAATCATACGCAGGTACTTCGACATAAACTTTTGATCCATCCTTACAAACTCTATAAATCTCTTCGATAATGAAGATCAAATTTTCACCATCAAAATGCTCTAATATGTGCTTTGCTTTTACGCCACTAGCAAGATCGTCACAAAATGGAAGCCCCCTAGTTAGGCATCTTACTATGTCAACATTTTTGAAATTGTAATGGTCAATTCCAATACATCCCTGTTCTTTATTAGGGCCACATCCAATATCAAGCCATAAGTCCATTACATTAGCCTTTCTATAAATTTGCCGACATCATAAGTGTATGATTTATAAGACATACCTTCTACTATCTTTCTTCTGTTCAGCCTTTTCTGGACAACTGACTCAATTTTGTTCTTCATGTCTTGTGCATCGCCATTAACGAAAATTTTATTGTCGGAGTCATCTAAGCGACCATCTTTTATTACATCTTTCACGAATCCAACATCTGAAGATATAACAGGTAGTCCACAGGCCAAAGCTTCAAGAAGTGCCATTGGCCCCCCTTCCCACAGAGATGGAATAAGTAAGTAGTCTATGTTGGTATAAATGCTTCTATATGTTTCATAATCTTCGTCATCATCTATTACGACCAACTTACTGTCCACAAAACTTGATTTGTCCCAATTTTTACCTTTTATATAAAGCCTAATATTTTTCCGTATGTGAACTGAAAGAGAGTTCCAAGCTTGCTGTAAAAATCCATCTCCTTTCCCTTTAAAACCTCCTCTTTGCACTACTCCTATTCTTACTGGATTTAATTCAAATGAATTGACTTCACCGGGACGAATTACACACTGCTTGTTTTTGTACCATTCATTCTCTTCAAATACGTTGTAGTATTTATTGCACATATGCACAATACCGTCAAGAGAATGCCAATGCTGTTTCATTGAAAAAGTTGAATTTTGATCAAGATGTGTAAACATACCTACATGTTTCACATTCGGGAATCTAAATCTATTGGATGGAATCCAAGTGCTTTGCACATCTACATAGTAAAAAGCATCAAATTTTATTTTTGTGTCTGGTTGTTCCCACGAATAAAAATTGATGTCAGAATCTACTATTCTCTTAGATATATTTGAAAGTATCCATCCATTTTTAAATGGTGGATGAACTACTAGTATCTTCATACAAGTCTACTCTGAATCTGTATTCACATTTTCTACAGGTAAATACTAAATCGTCTATAAAAGATGTTCTTTCTTTTTCTCTTTCTTTTATAGCTTGCCCTATGTTCTCAACATAGTACCATTTCTCCCATATTGGCGCACCTTTAGGTTTTACTCCCTTGAACTTACATTTGGGGCATTTGTTTTCATCTGGAGCTAAAGCGTTTACTGTCCTAATAGGATACTCATTACTTACTACTTCAACGCTTTTCTTAACCCACTTCATTGTCTTAGCTTTGTCCATTCTTCATATGAAGGGCTACCGCTCATTTCAGAGGGGCTAAACAACTGATTCGGCTTGTCAGTAATTTGTGATTTGTACCAAGTCGGGAACCAACTTTGGTCAGCTTTACGCAAGTCAAGATTGGATTCATCTACTAGCCTGTCTAAAGCCCATCCCGTCTGTCCCAAGCTCCTATATCTAAAATATTTTGTAGCTACCTCCTCATCTCTTGCAAAGCCAAAATGGATCAGCTTCCCGTCTTCACTATCAAAATTACTTGCTGTTACTTCTATATTTGGATCATGGAAGAATCTAGGGTATTGTTTTTGATGGAGCTTCCCTGTTGGAGTGTAGTGCAACTCTCCAGTATTTTTCCAAAAAACACCGTGCCAAAGATCATTGAACTTTTGATCCACTCTGTAATAAGAGTCTGATCTCCATAAATTTAGGTTGTGTAAATGGAGTAGGCATATTCCATTATCGTCACAGTAAGCTAAAGATTTTCTAGTCCTATCATAGCACTCCCAATGCTTACCTAAAATAGCATCTGAGTCTATCCAACAAATCCAATCGGGATTGTCTCTAAGGGCAATAGACAACAATTCTTGTTTATGGTAAAGTTCTTTCCAGAATTTGTTTTCTACTGCATAGATGACAATACACTCAAACTTTTTATACAGTTCTCTGGTGTCTTCAGTAGATGCTGAGTCGTATACGTAAATCTTATCGCATGTTTTACTCAACGATAAGAGAGACATCTCAAGAAAGCCATTTG